TACGGCTACGCTAACTCATAAGGGGTAACATGAAAATCACAGAGACAGATGCATTAACAGGCGTAACAATCGAGCGCGAACCAACACTAGAAGAAATTGCTCAATTTGAAATCGAAGAAGCCGCTCGAGCAGAAGCAGCAACCGCAGCGGCTCTTAAAGCTGAGGCTAAAGCTGGACTTTTGGAACGCTTAGGCATTACCGAAGAAGAAGCTCAACTACTACTCGGATGAAACCTGTTTTATGCAAAGCTGGTCAGCAGATGCGGGAACAGTTCGATGATACCTTCCCAGATCGTGATAGGCGCTCGGATGGATGGATTGGCGATACACGCCATTCAACGCGTTCTAGCGACCACAATCCTGATTGGTCATCTACACCCCCATATGTTCGAGCAATCGATGTGGATAGAGATATCTATCAAGGCGGAAAGCCCGACCTCATGCCCGATATTGCTGACCAGATTCGTCTTTTCGCCAAGCGAGATAAATCAAAGCGTATTGCCTACATCATCTTCGAGGGCAGGATTGCAAGCTCTCGCATGGGCTGGCGCTGGCGCAAGTATTCTGGAAGTAATCCGCACACTAAGCATTGCCACATCAGTTTCGGTACAAAAGGCGATATCGATGGTTCGTTCTTTGATATCCCACTACTAGGAGGAAAGTAATGAATATGAAACATCCAGCAGTTGTAGCTTTTGGCGCGTTCCTTGCAGTCTGGGGAACCACATCTAACTTTTCTCTAGATTACCGTTCAATCCTAGGCGCGCTAGTCGCGGGTGTCTTTGGTTATGCCACTCCCCGAAAGTGAATCTACAGGATTACGCTGCCATTGCAGTAGCGATCGTGACGGTGCTGGCTGGTGTAGCTGCATTGCTGAGATTCGTAATTTTTCATTATTTACAGGAGCTGAAGCCGAATAGCGGTTCGTCAATTAAAGACCAGGTAAATCGTTTGGAGACACGCGTAGACAAAATCTACGAATTGCTACTAGCTAAGGGAGAATAATCTCATGGCAAGGAAACGACCAACTATCGACCTAGATACCTATAGCGCTTTAGATGCTTATGCTATAGCTCTCAATGAGTATTACAAATCCTTGCGTAAAGCTGGATTTACTGAGACTCATGCTTTCTGGTTGCTATCAGATCGTGAATCCTTTCCTGATTGGATTATTCCTAATCTACCCAATCGCATCGACAATATCCCCTATGAGGACGATGAGGATTAAATGAAGAAAATCGTAATTCTGAGCGATTTACAGGTTCCTTTCGAGGATGTTCATGTCGTACAGAATGTCGCACGATTCTTAAAAATTTTTAAGCCAGACCAGACAGTCACAATCGGAGACGAAATTGACTTTCAGACCATTTCCAAGTGGAGCCAGGGTACGCCCGAAGAATACTCACAGAGCCTAGGCGATGACCGCGATAGATGCGTTGAGCTTCTCTGGGAGCTAGGGGTGACGGACTGCATACGATCTAACCACACAGACCGTCTCTATAATGTAATTATGCGGAAGATTCCTTCTTTCCTTAGCCTTCCAGAATTACGCTTTGAAAAGTTTATGAAGTTCGATGAGCTAGGCATAACTTTCCATAAGACTCCCATGACCTTGCATACAAATTGGATTGCCGTCCATGGAGACCATACCCCTATCAAGCCACATGGGGGCTTATCAGCCCTTGAGGCGGCGCGTAGGCATGGTAAGAATATAATCTCAGGACATACTCACAGGGCAGGGCGTTCGAGCTTTACAGAGGCTTCTGGCGGTCGCGTAGGGCGTATTTTGCATGGCGTAGAGGTAGGCAACCTTATGGACTTTAGGCAAGCCAGCTACACAAAAGGCTCAGCTAATTGGCAACAGGCTTTTGCAATCATGTATGTAAAGGGCAAGAATGTTCAGGTAGACCTAATCTACATCGAAAAGGATGGCACATTCACAGTTCAGGGCAAGGTATATGGCAGACCAAGGAATCGCTAATCCCTATTTTGAAGATGAAGATGTCTCGACAATCGTTATCAAATCGTTATGTGTCTTGCTAGGCATAAAGTCACAAGCCTAAGCTAACCTAATCCCAAGAGCCGAAATACGGCTTAAAGGGAGAACAAAATGACTATAGCTCAACTTATTACGCTAGGAGTATGTATCCTGGCTTTTGCACTAGGTCGATACTCTGGCTATCACGATGGATATGTGAAGGGTCGCAAGGCAGTACGCAAGTATTACGAAACCCTGCAGGTCGGCAAGTGAACGCGGGTGATTTCCTCACAGAGGCAAAAGCAATCATTCAAGATCGTGGTATGGACTACGGTCACCCATCAGACAATATGGCAAGAACGGCTGCACTCTGGTCGAGTTATTTGGAAATGCCAATCACGGACTACCAGGTCGCAAACTGTATGGCTCTGGTCAAAATCGCCCGAAGCATGGAATCAGCAAAAGTCGATAACTACATAGATGCATCGGCCTACCTGGCCATAGCAGGGCAATTACACACAGAGGAGAATGAGTTATATGTTTAAGTGGGATGAATTAGAAGCATTAAAAGAAGCGGCATTAGCCCGTGATGCTTACCAAGAAGTGATCGTGTATCAAAATGAGCAGATTCTAAGAGAGCTCAAATCGATGGGCTGGAAGCTCAAGGAAGCGAACGAGAAGAATGGGATTTAACTTAGATGATTATGAGACGGTCGAAGAAAGATTGGTCAAGTTCTGGAAAGAGCATGAGTCTGGTCGCATTATCACTACACTCATCTCTGGAACAAGCTCGCAGTTTATCGTTAGGGCTGAATTGTATAAGGACGGAAGCGAGCTTATATGGGCTACTGGGCTTGCCGAGGAGACGGTTCAAGGTCGAGGCGTTAATAGTACGAGTGCGCTTGAGAATTGTGAGACATCTGCTATCGGTCGCGCTCTGGCTAACGCTGGATATGCGACTAAAGGCAAGAGAGCTAGTCGGGAAGAAATGACTAAGGTTGCAGTTAAGGCTAATACTGAACAAGTCATAGCCGACACTAAAGCCAAGTTAGCTGAAACGGCTAAGGAGTATGTGCCTATTGCGAAGGAAGATGATCCTTGGACAATACGAGAAGCTAAGCCAGCTGGCACAGTCGATGAAGCCGTAGCTATGGTTAAGGATATTATCGGTGGGCAGACTGAGCGAGATATTCCTAACTGCAAGTGCGGCAAGCCGATGTCATGGCGTACAGGTCAAGGCAAGAACAATAAGCCTTGGGGTCATTTTGCCTGTACCAATGTACCAGCGCGTAAGTGCATGGAGCCTATCTGGTACGAAATAGCCGCAGACGGCACATGGAAACCTCAAGAGAAGAAGTGGTGATATGGGTACATTAGAATTTATGAATCAAGATGGCGAATGGGAGAAGTTTCCATCGGATGAAGAAATTGCGATCATGAGTAAGTTAATGAACACGGCTGGCTCTAATCCACCAATTCATCCAGAGATTACAACCGTATGCCATTTATGTAATGAGCCTTTCCCTATGGAAGATATTGTCGTTACTGGTGGTGATTTTCTTAATGGCTTTACATGGAGTTGTCCTAAATGCCATGCCATTACCAGTCTAGGTAAAGCGTAATGACACGCCATCGCAAGGACAGAGGGCTGAGGACAGAAAGGGTCATAGCCGAGTACTTGCGCCAATGGTGGCAGTTCGCTAATGTCGGTCGTGGAGCTGGTAAGGATATTCTCAATGTTCCTTTCGATGTTGAGATAAAGGCACGATCATCCTTCCAGCCTCTCGAGTGGTTGCGCCAAGCGACCAAGCGGGCGGATGGCAAAGAGCTACCGTTCGTGGTGAGCCGTTGTAATGGGCAAGGTGAATCGGCGGAGGATTACCTAGCTTTTATGCGGTTTGGAGACTTGGTGCAACTACTCATTAAAGCTGGTTACACCGATTTCCAGGCAGATACAGTAAACTTAGAGCCTATCTACTGCACTTGCGGTAATACGATCATGGAAGGCTCACCATGCCATATATGCGAGAAGCTCGATAATGCCAAGCTATGAATTTCAATGCCGTAACGATGATTGCGAGTCTACGGCGATACTAGATCATGTGCTGGCTATCCATGAGCCGCACGATGTCTTATGCCCGTTTTGCCAGGAACCTATGAACAAGATTTATAGCTCAGTACCAGCCGTTCATTTTAAGGGAACAGGGTTTTATTCAACAGATTTGAGGTAACATGAAAACGACACGCAGTCTGAGCAGGACTTATGCAAATGGATTTGACTCGTCTGGTACTCTATCGGCTAGAGCCCCTCAAGGGCTCAGGGCAAGCCTGAAAGGCGTAGCTTGCCTGGTAGCCTTCGTTATTGGGATATCTCTATCTATCGGAGCTACGCCCGCAGATAGTGCGCCAATCAAGACCATTGATCCAAAGACTTATATTCGATTTAACTATGATGATAAAAGCGCATTATGCTTAATTAAGTTATATGGAAAAGAATCAGCATTTAATAGAAAAGCAATAGGCAACCTAAGCGGCAGTAAGCAAGTCTATGGAATACCTCAGCTTAAGAATCCAATCATTCAACATCTAAGCGCTATAGAGCAGATTAACTATGGGATGAAATACATTGCTCATCGCTACGATGGTCTACCATGTAAGGCATGGAAGCATTGGATAGATAAGGGATGGCATTGAGTAGCTTAAAAGGCAATGGTTCTACCTCTCAATGGAGAAGGATTAGGCAGACTGTTATCAACCGCGATGGATGTTGCCAGAGATGCGGCACAGAAGAACGGCTAACAGTAGATCACATAGTACCTAGAGTGCTAGGCGGTGATGATTCATTAAGTAATCTTGAAGTTCTATGCTCTCATTGCAATTCATCTAAGGGGGGTAGGTTTTTTGAGAGGGCTAAAACAC